CTTAGCTTCATCAATGGAAAAACCTTTAGGTGATTCTGGTGGTGCTACTCTTGCGGGATTATCTGGAATGTTATTCATGTAATTGTCCTCCTCAGAACTGAGTACGAACTATAGTTTAATTTATTTAAAAAAACAATTAACGATTTGTAATAAAAAAAACGCTTGCTATTCTGTGTAAGCTGGATTACATTCACCGCTCACATCAATTGGAGGTATGTATGAAAGTAAGTTACGAAGAGTTAGTAGAGTTCTTTGGTTCACCTATGGAAGTGGCTGAATACTTTAACTGTAAGGTGCAGGCTGTCTATCAGTGGAAAGAAGATGTTCCTGACACTAGAGCTAGAGAGTTTAAATTAGTTAAGGAGCTAAGGAGTGCAGTATGTCAGCAGACAAGCTAGTGTCAAAGCTTAATCACGCCAAGGAAGTAAAGGCTAGAAAAGGTCACACTAGAAGTTGGGTGGCATTATGCCCAGCACACGATGACAAAAGCCCCTCACTTTGTATCGATGAGGCAGACAATGGCAAAATCTTAATCAAGTGTTGGTCTGGCTGTGGTGCTAATGAAGTTATTGATAGCGTTGGAATGAAGTATCACGAGTTATTTCCCGATGATGGGTATGAATGTCACATTAAACGCAGGATAAAACCTATTGGTTATCACGAATTGCATTTAGATATATCGCAAAGCAGGAGAGAAAAAGGTTTGAAGCAGACAAAAGAAGATAAGAACGATGAACTCGCATCGTTTATGGCGCTGAGAGGCTCTGTATGAGCGCACAGGCGACATTCTGGGCTTGGGGTATACAAGTGCCTTCCTCTGAGAAGTTAGTGCTTCTATGCCTATCAGATTGTCATAATGGTGATACAGGCCAGTGTAATCCTAGTGTGAATTACATCTCAAGAAAGACATCGCTAGATAGAAAAACTGTACTGAAGGCTTTGCGAGTTTTAAGTGATCAAGAAGTGCTTAGTAGAATTAAGGTTGAGGGTTCCAGTAATCAGTATTTCCTTGCGGTAGAGGCAGTACCAAATATGGGACGGGGGGTGGCCCAAATTTCCCCAAAAGCAGTACCAAATATGGGACACAAACCTATAAGTAAACCTAAAAAGAACCTACACTACGAAAATGGTGATCTTGAAACAGCAGAAACGATCTACAATTTGATCTTAACCTTGAATCCAAAGCATCGAAAACCAGCTATGGAATCTTGGGCTAATGAGATCAGGTTGATGAGAGAAAAAGATAACTATTCTCATAGCGAGATACTAAGTCTATTCAGGTTTGCCAATAGCGATGATTTTTGGAAGTCAAATATCCTGAGTCCGAAGAAGTTAAGGGATAAGTGGGATGTATTAACGATTAAGAAAGGCGATAGTAGACAGCAAGAACCATCAATATGGGTTTAAGGAGAGAGAAATGCAAAAGATTGATATTACGGATAAAGAGTTACTAGGTTTTATTGGGAAGCAAGAGAGTCAAGAAATTGGCGCATTTAACTCTTATGGCGATAGGTTGCTGAAGCAATTGGAGGGTGGTACAGGTTTGGTTGGCGATAAACTGCCTTGGTCAAAGACTCACAATGCTGTGAGATTAGGTCAAGGACAGCTATCGATATGGTCAGGTATCAATGGTCACGGCAAGACACTTTTGCTGAGTAATGTTTTTACTTATCTAATGGCTAGAGGTCGCAGGTGCTTGGTAGCGTCAATGGAGATGAAGCCAGAAGAAACTTTACAATGGATGTGTTCGCAAGCAGCAGGCTGCTCACCATCAAGAGATTTTGCGCTAGGTTGGTTGGAGAGAATGAAAGAGGTAGGACACATTTATGATTGTTTGGATAAAGTTCCACAGGAGCGTGTACTGGGCCTTGTACACTATGCTGGGCAAGAGCTTGACATCAACCACTTAGCGATAGATAGTCTAACAATGTGCGGCGTTGGTCGTGAGGACTACACAGCTCAAGGTGAGTTTGTTAACCAGTTAAGAGCAGCCGCTAAAATGTACAACATGCATATTCATTTAGTGTGCCACATGCGTAAAGGTTCAGATGAGAATGAGCAGGTCGGTAAATTTAGTATTCGAGGTGCCGGTGAAATATCTGATTTAGCGGATAAGGTTTTTGTAGTGTTTAGAAATAAGGCTAGAGAGAAAGCTATGGCGTTAAAAAATAATAATTTTGCCTTCGATGAAAAGTTTTTAAATCAGCCGGATGTTTATCTTAAATTAGTTAAAAACCGGCAAGATGGGACAGAGTTAGATTTTGGGTTATACTTTCATAAAGATAGTATGCAATTTACAAGCAAAGAAGGTAAGGCTATGCCTTTAGAGGGGAATGTAAGTGATTACTAATACGCATCAAAAAAGATATAACGAGGTTAAGGATCATCCAGTAAGAATTGATCTTTATAATCGAGTTAAAAATTATTCAGGAAAAACAGCAAAGCAATACGCTGAAGATATGGATAAACGTCCAAGTGATATAAATAGGCATTTAAGATCGATGGAGAATGGTGGATTGCTTTACAGTGCGCCGTTACCCAAGAATACAAACGTACATGGATGGCACATTAACACGCTGGACATGGAAGCCAAGAAAACAAAAATTGTAACGCAACTATGGAATCGAAATTTAAAACTGTGACTACTAGCAGCCGAGCAGGGAAGACTAAAAACGTAGAGTGGAGAAATAACTTCATTAAGATTCACTCTGTTGTTAAGCGATTAGCGCCTATGTTTGGCTATGATCACAGCTCTGAGTGTTGGGCATCGCCACAAAAGAAACTGATGCTATCGGTTATCGAGTTGGCTTTGATTGATAAGCACAACTGGGACCAGGTTATGATGCGCCAACCATCACAGGAAGAAAGGAATCTGATTAACAATGCTAAAGGCTATCTTGATGGAGAGCTTTGGCACGCAGAGGTCTGCGGAGTTGATTCTGATTACGTTAAAAGAGTTATTAAGGAGGAGGGATTATGAATTTTAATGATGGTATGACTAGGAAAATGATAAAGCTCTTAGATCATACGGAGCTAACAAATACTGAGATAGCTGAAGCAGTCGGCGTTCATAGACAAGATGTGGAAAAGTTTAAGCGCCGCAGGAATGAGCCTACATCGCTATCGGACGAGGAGTTAGCTTGCACTCAGCCGACCGATGGCTTCCTATACTACTTGCGAGGTGGTAACGATGGAGTTTAAGGTAGCAGAAAGGTGTCAATTGCACGCAGCATTGCTAAATGCGCCTATTGAGCACAGTAAAGATGGTTACATGGTCACAATTACGGCGATTAGCGCCGGAAAAAAGCCGAAAACCAAGTCGCAAAGGGATTCTTTTCACTTATGGTGCGGGTTATTAGCCGAGGAATTAAATGATGCTGGCCTGGATCAGCGTGTTGTCCTTGCTGCGATGAAAGAGGGTTTTGAAATACCTTGGCAAAAGCTAACAGTTAAGGAAAATCTTTGGAAGCCAGTGCAAGCAGCAGTGGTAAGAAAAGCATTTACCGAGGATTTAGCGGTAGATGAGCACAATAAGGTCTACAACATATTGCACAAGTGGCTATCTGGGCTTGGTTGGCCTTGTCCAGCTTGGCCGGACCGATGGAATGCAGGAGTAAAGCGCAATGACTAATGTAATAAACTTTAAAGACCATATTGATCTGGATGGATTAAGTGAGTTTGAGGCAATATTACTGCAAGCGATAAGAGATTCGCAGGCAGTTGACTTTGATCCGATCCAATTTGTACTACTAGCGGTTGCTCCCGTTGAAGATGAGCAGACTACGCTTGTTTATAGCTTTAACCCGCACGACGAAAGTATGATGACAGCCATTGGCTACTTAACTACACTTGTAGCGCACGCAAATAACTTACACATGGAGGAATTAGGCGATGATTGATGAGACTTTACTAGAATTTTGCGAGACAGACGCGCAACGAAAGGCTGTTGAGGCTAGAATTAACACTAGAACGGCAAAGGAAGCAGCAGATTTAGTAGGTATCAGCGTTAGAAACCTGTACCAAAACATTGCTAATGCCAAAAAGAACGCTGCAAGGCGTGGCTGGTCGCCTGAGCACGATATGACTCGCACAGTTCCAGACGGTTTTGTCGCTAAAGGTGTTTCTACGCTATACGGCGATGACGGACAGGTAAAAATTCAGTGGGTTAAGAGTAATCTTGCACATGAAGAGCAAATAGAGTCAGTAAAGCGCGCACTTGACACGTTTATTGAGTACCAAAAAGGTAAATCTCCGTTTGTACCTAAGCCGCAGAAGAAAGTTAAGGGTAATGAGCTAGCTGTTGTCAATATTGGTGACTCACATTTTGGAATGCTGGCAAGTGAGAGCATTAGTGGTGAGGATTATAACCTTGAGATCGCTTCTCAGCGCCATAAAGACGTGTTTATGCGTCTAATGAATAATGCACCAGACTGTGAAACAATAGTAATCAATCAATTAGGTGATTTTTTTCACTCAGATAACTTTGAATCTACCACTACAAAGGGTACGCGAGTCGATACCGATGGTCATTTGGAGGAAATCTTTGCAGTTGGCCTAGAAGTGCTGTCATTTATCACTGAGGAAGCCCTAAAAAGGTTCAAAAACGTAATTGTAAGACACGTTAAGGGAAATCATGACTCAGTGCTTAGCATGGCGATAAAAGCTCACCAGCAAGCGTACTGGCGCAATAACAAGCGAGTAACAATTGAGATGAGCGATGCGCCTTGTTGGGTGTTTGAGTGGGGTAAAACCGCTTTTCTTGTCTCGCATGGTCACGCACCTAAACCAAACAAGTTGGCTGAATATTTTGCCGCAAAGTACCCTAAAGAGTGGGGGAGGAGTACACATAGGATGTGCTGGCATGGCCACATCCACAGTAAGCATGCGACAATTGAGACGTATGGCGGGTGTATTACTGAGTCGTTTGCGGGTTTGCCAAGTTCGGATAAGTGGCACAATGAGCAAGGCTATGTTAGCGGCCAATCTATGTGCTTGATTGTATTAGATAAAGAAAAAGGCGAGGTTAGGCGATCTACTGAACGATTGTAAGCGTTAATCTACATCGTTAAACAGACAGTCTATAA